CGACAAGTCGGAAACTGATTGGCGAGCAGCAAGGGTGGTAACCCGTGCAACACGCCGATCCCAAAGACGGGCAAGGGACTCGCCCACTTCGACCGAATAAATTTGCCGAGAATCGTAGTGATTTTTGGCATCGTCAATGTCGGAGATAGTTACTGCAGAGAGGACGAGATCATCAACGTTGACGATGACTTCGTTCTGAGCAAGAGAGCCCTGGCCAGTTACCAAGGTGCCAGGCGTGTGGTATCCGCCGGTGGCACGGCCAATGATGGGGAACTGTGCCGACTTGCCAGCGGTGATCGTTTTCTCAAGGGTGAGATTGCGGAAAACGCAAGCACGCTTAAATGCGGTGAGAACTTCCCCAGAAAACATCTTGAGGAAGAGGGCGTTCTGATCGGCATACGTCGTTACGACGCCGTTAATAGAACCTAAACGTGAAGGCGTGATAGTCATGGCTAAACCCGGAGGGTTGAACGGTTTGCGGTGTCGCAGACCTCAGGGGTTGATCCCTGCTCAACTCGCATCCGGGTTGTCGCCGTAGCGGCCCTTTGCTTGTCGTTGGTTGTGCTGTGCCGATTATTGCACGGTGTCAAGCAACCGGCACAGCTTTCCCGAACCTCACCCGAACAGCGACGAGATGGCCAGCCGTTCGGTTACCTGCTGAATGTAGGCAGGGTCAGCGTCGGGGCCTGAATAACGAGGGTCGTTCATGGCGGTTGTCACTTCAACCTCAGAGGCAAACGGCTTGACGGAGGCTTGCGCTTGAGGCGATCCACCGAGCAGCTTGGGCTCATAGCCGTTGGCCGTGATCCGGTCAAACTGCATGGCCTTGAGAGCCGTCAATGCCTCAGCCTCATTGCCAGCCGTCAGAGCCTCATTGAACCGGGTGAGCCTGTCTTGCGTCAGGTTGCCCGATGCCCATGTAGCCAACTTGCCGAACTCCTCCTCACCCCCGGCTTGGGCCAGGAGCGAGTGCCTGATCCGCTCCTGTTGCTCGATTGAGAGGGACTGAGGCTGGCCAGGGGTAGCGGGAGGCGCTGCCTCGGCAGGAGGGGCAGCAGGAGGGGGGTCGCTCGGTTGCGCTTCGGCGGGAGGCGTGGCCTCGGCGGGGGGGGCCTTGCCCCCAGCCTTGAAGGTGGCCAGCTCAGCTCGCAATCGGCCCGCCTCACTTTCCAGCGATTGATAGCTGGCGGCCAACGCATCCTGAGAGGTGAACTTACCCAGGATCAATGGCGGTGGTGTTCCGTATTGCTCGCTGATCAGCTCGGCCTTGGCCTGCTCAACACGTTGGGACTCGGTAACCCCATCGAACCCGACTGAATCCGATGTATTGCCGTTGTCATCAATGAAGATTTCAGGCATTGACCGCACCAGTGATGATGAAGTATCCGCCCGACCCATTGGGTACTCGCTTCACAGGCGCACCGTTATCGGGGTCAACCTCGGGTGGATCATCGGCGGCCTCCCGGTCCTCCGTGGTGGGCTTTGCATTATGGAGCTGGCGTAGCAGTTGCATCCGTTCGTGGTCGTCCGGGTTGCCTTCGTACCCCCCCGGAAACGCGAGGTAGTCCGCTATCTGCTCAGCTGTCTCGGGCTCAGGCTGGGATGGCGGCTGACTGTCCTCCCGTGGGACTGGGGGGACCGGGCTGGGGGGGTGCTGCTGGCGGGGTGACATTGGCGCCTTGTTGGTCAAGCTGACCCGCCAACTGTAGCTGCTGCTCCCGATTCGTTCTAGCCTCCAGATCCTTGGCGGTAAGCAGAAGATCCTTTGTGGCAATACCCTCTGCTGCTGCTGCTCGGCGGAGCCCTTCTAATGGGTTGGTGTACTTGGCCACCGCCTCAGGTCCGTAGGCTTGTTGTGCAAACGAGAAGAATGAAACAAGTCGCTGCTTATCACTACCTCGGCCAATGGCATCTGCACCGGCTGTAACCTGTGGCTCCACAAGTCCATCGGGTATCTCGATCAATTCACCCCCAACCTTCATCATGTGCATAATGCGGCGAATAAGGGGAAGTTGCAGTTCATCACTGAGCAGGGTGTAAACCCCACCGAAAGATTCCTCAAGCATGTTGACCATGATCTTTAACTCTTCCGCAGTCACCCGCTCGGCATCACGTTGAATGGCCTGTGTCACAAGGAAGGCAAAGTTTAATCGCCGCTCAATACTCTGCATCAGAGTGAGAGCAGTTTGGTAGTCAGACTGCTTGCCAACGGTGAGAGCCTTAACATCATTCTCGTCACCCGGAACAAAGTCGAAGTTGTTTGCCCTGTTCAGAGCATCGGCCCTGGTAACTCCATTGGGGTTGACAAGAAAGATCGTCTTGGCTGATCCCAGGCCAGCCTGCGTGATTGCCTTGGATAGTTCATTGTAAGAACTGAGATCACCTAGCAGCTCCTCAACAAGTCCCGTCCCGTAAAAGCTGCCTGAAACCTTGTTAAGGCGAAGGGGAATCCATGGCGACTTGCCGAGGGAGGAGAACCCGGAAGCCCCGGCGAGGAGCTGGCCATTGTATTCCTGGTTCCAGCTAACAGCTTTGCTGTCATTATTGGGGTTGTATTTAATGTGCGTGTATAGGTCGTGAGTCTCAGTTGACTCTTCACCGCTGCCGCCTTCTTTATTGGCGATACGTTGTGCAACCTTGGGCAGGTAGCGATGGCTCAGTCTTTCCTTGACGACAATCTCAGTAACATTGTCATCGGCATCGCGTTCACCAACGATTGACCTTAACCCGTAAAACCTGATACCTGAATCCGTAGCATAGAGAAGCCCAGTGCCACCGCAAGCAAGGTGCTTCATTGCCTCAAACAGTGTGGCGCGAGCTTTGATCTTGAGAAACTTCCTCAGGATTGAAAGCTCGGTTGTAGCCAAGAAGCCATCTACCTGAGCAATGACGCCTTCGGAATTTCCGCGCTCCTGAGCCTGCCGCTCAATCTCAGCTTCATCCATCGTCAAACGGAAGAAGGGTTGAGAAAACGGGAACAACGCATTAAGCAGCTTGGCCGATACGTTGCTCAGCCCGCGTGATCCGATGGACTGGTACAAATGGCGTGATGGTCGGGACTGATCAATTCGCGTCCGGTTCTCAACGTCAGTGGTAGGAATGAGCGTGGGGATAGTGAGCTTGGAACAGGCAACCGCCATGTCGAGGTATGGGCTCCTGTCTCCCTCAAGCCTGGCCCAGGTAGCGGCTGCCGTCGTCATCTAATCGAAAGGATTGCGGTCCCCCCAGAGTAACGCTTCCCTGGCCAACCCCTAACAATGAAGGGGCAATCATTCTGAGCTGACTAAGTGAGTTAGCCGCAGCATTACGCCCACCGTTTCTAAAGTCCCCCAGCCGTGGCGCGATTGCCGTTCTCTCGGGAGTTGGCAGGGTTGCAGTGGCTATGCGAAGTTGACTCTCATAGGATGAACGCATCGCATCCATCTGACTAGAACTCTTCATCATGTAGCTATCAAAGCTGGCCCGTTGATCTGCCAGCGTCTTAGCCGCATCCTCCTTCGACTTAAGCAACAAGGCTTGCAGGCTGCCGATGGTCGCGGCTATTTCGTTTGATGGCTGTGCATAGCTCGCCCGAACCTGATCAGCGGCCTGCTGGTTGGCGGCCAGGGTGGTATCGAGCTGGGCTTGCGCCTCGCCCTGTGGCTGGGCCTGTGCCTCGGCTTGTGGCTGGGCCTCTTGTGCCGTTGCCGCCCGTTTCCAGGCCAATACGGTGGTGTCGGGCAGCTTGCCCCATGACTCTTTCCCGACTCGGCCCTCGCCGCCGGGGATAGTCTTGAGCCCAACGACACTCCACCCTGTTGCGTCAGGAGCTTTCGGCCCGTAATAAGTGTCGCCATCCATGTATGGCGTGAATGAAGCTGCCATGGTGTTACTCTATCAATGAATGAAGAAGGCGGATAACAGAACGCTGCCCCGATCTGTAGCGGATTTCATCAATAGAATCCTTGAGATCGGGGGAGCGTTCGGGATACAACCTATCAAGGGCTGCCAATGCTTCACGGGTGAAGCCGCGAGCAACGATAGCCCTTAGGTCGGCGGGGTCGGAGGCTGCCACAGCTTGACTTGATGGGTGTCAAAATTGTACTCACCCGCCCTGAGTATGTGAACTAATCGCGCCTGCGTGAGGGCAAATTGTTCGGGTCTCTCCACTTTCCCTTTCTTCCCATAGACAGAAACAATCGCTTCCCAACATCCCACGGGGTCGCTAATGTCGAGCCCTGCGATGATTGGCTCTGCTGTTTTCTCGCCAACTGACGGGCAGCCAGGGATGCCGTCAGTGGAATCACCCGTAAGGATCTGGCTGTAGAAGAATCGTTGGGCTGCTTCATCGTCAACATAGGATGGGTCTTTATCGAGCCATACATGGTGGCCGGGGATCTGCTTAAGATCCTTGTCGCCTGAGGCTACAAGGTAGCCATCGTTTTTGTAGAGGCCAGCAAAGATGCCGATAAGATCATCGGCTTCAATCTGATCCATCTGGAAGGCGCTCTCACAATTCTGCATGATCTCCTGCAGTAGAGCCTTGTAGCCCATGGGCTTAACTCCTTTGCGGGCTGCCTTGTACGCGGGAAACAGGTCACGCCTGAATTGAGAACGCG